CTATGCTCGATGGGCATGGGCGAGTCGAGGAATACCTAGAGAGAGCTAAGCTGTTAGGGATGACTGGTATAGCCACTACTGATCATGGTAACATACATTCTTGGCTAGACTTTTATGATGCTGGTAAAGCTGTTGGGGTTAAGCCAATATTGGGTTCTGAATTTTATCAAGCTAGAAAAACTAGATTTGATAGAGACGAAGAGGAAAGATCGGGCCCATCTAAAAATGAGTGGGAACAAAGAGGTCCTTATCATATAACTATTTTGGCTAAAAATAATATTGGATATCATAACATTATTAAGATGTCTTCTGAATCATTTATAGATGGGTATTATGTTAAGCCTAGATTGGATCATGAACTCATATCCATGCACTCAGAGGGCGTTATAGTGCTGTCTGGGTGTCTGAACGGTGAAGTATCTCAAGCCCTGCTTAGAAATGATTACAACACGGCATTAAAGCATGCTGCTACCATGCAGTCAATAGTCGGCAAAGAGAACTATTTCATAGAAGTGCAAAATCATGATTTAGACGAGCAAAAGAAAATTATTCCAGATCTGATTAAGATAGCAAATACAATAGGCGCTAAGATAATCCCAACCGGAGACTGCCATTATGTACATCAACATGACGCCAAGGCTCATGACATAATGCTATGCGTAGCAACAAACTGTAACGTACATACTCCTAATAGATTTTCTTTTTCAGGCGATAAATTTTATCTTCAATCATACGAAGATATGGCTTCTGTATTTTCTGATGAATGGTTAAAGAACACCATGCATGTTAACGATATGATAGATGTTAACTTAAACTTTGGAGAGATTCACTTCCCTGATTTTCCTATACCGACAAAAGAAAACTCAACTGATTACTTTGAAAGATTAGCTTGGGATGGCTTAAAGAAAAGATATGGAGATCCTCTTCCGCAAAATATAGTCGATAGAGCTAACCATGAAATAAAAGTGGTAAAAGAAATGGGATTTTCGGAATACTTCTTGGTAGTTTCTGATCTAGTTAAGTGGGCGAAGGATAATCATATAAGAGTTGGATGGGGTAGAGGATCTGCGGCTGGCAGCGTTCTATCCTATGCATTTGATATTACTAATCTAGATCCAATTAGATTTGGTTTGATGTTTGAAAGATTTTTGGTTGAGGGAAGAAAGTCAATGCCCGACATCGACCTTGACTTTGACGATAGACACAGAGATAGAGTTATCGAATATGCAAGAACTAAATATGGCGATGATAGAGTCGCACACATATGCACATTCAATAGAACTGGCGCCAGACAATCTTTGCGCGATGCAGCCAGAGCTTTGGGTTACGATTTTATATCTGGGGATAAAATAGCGAAACTTGTTCCTGCTCCTATCTTGGGGATATCAAAAAATCTAGCAGAGTGCATGGAAGTCCAGGAGTTTAAAACAGAGTACACTTTAAATAGTGATTCAAAACTTATAGTGGACACCGCTATTGGGCTAGAGGGTTTAGTCAGACAGACTGGCATACACGCAGCTGGTGTGGTTATATCTAAGGGTCCCTTGACTGACTATCTACCTGTGATGAAGAAGGGCGCTGATGCTCCACTAGTCACACAGTGGGATATGGGTAGAGTAGAACAGTGTGGCCTATTAAAAATTGACTTCCTGGGTTTAAGAAACCTTGGTGTCATAGATTCATGTTTAAAACTTATAGAAAAAAACACAAAAGAAGTTATCGACATAGAATTTATCCCACTAGATGACCCAAAAACTTATGAAGAATTATGTAAGGGAAATTCAGCTGGAGTGTTCCAGTTAGAATCTTCTGGCATGAGACAGTTGATGGTCCAAATGCAGCCGCAAAACATAGAAGACATAATGGCTTTGATATCCTTGTACAGACCTGGCCCAATGGGATCTGGGATGGATAAGCTTTATATAGACAGAAAAAATGGAAAGTCCAGAGTATCATATGATCATCCTAAGCTTGAAAAAGTCTTGGGACCGTCACTTGGTATCATGTTATACCAGGAAGACGTGCTTGGTGTTGCTAGAGAGCTTGCTGGGTTTAGTTCCGCTGAAGCAGACGACTTGCGTAAAGCCATTGGTAAAAAGCAAATGGACAAGATTTCTTTATTCAGAAAAAAGTTTGTAGAAGGCTGCGTAAAAGTTTCTGATATAACTGATGATAAAGCAAATAAGATTTATTCGGACATCGAATACTTCGGTGGTTATGGTTTCAATAGAGCACACGCTGCAAGTTACGCAATGATCTCCTACACAACTGCATACCTAAAGGCTAATTACACGGTTGAGTATATGGCGGCTTTAATGACCTCGGTAGTTGGCAATAAAGATAAGCAGGCTGTGTATCTTTCAGACTGTAGAAAGTTAAACCTAGAAGTTCTTCCTCCTTCAGTAAATTATTCTGGGGTTGATTTTGAAGTAGTTAATACAAACTCTATAATTTTTGGTCTATCAGCTATAGATGGGATCGGCTTGTCTATCGCAGACTCTATAGTCAACTGCAGAGACCAAGATAAGCCGTATACCTCTCTGTATGATTTTTATAGAAGATGTGATCCATCGGTGTTAAAGAAATCTACTTTAGAAAATTTAGGTTTTTCTGGGGCCTTAGATGAATTAGTTGAAGATCAGAATATGGAATTGAGCAGAAGAATAGAATTAGAAGTTCTAGAAAAAGAGAGAGAACAACTAGGAATTTATGTAACCAACCATCCAGTTCTTGGTATCTGGGATATACTTAAGAATCAAATTACTCACGAAGTAATAGACCTTTCAGACTGCCCAGGTGGAACAGCAGTTAAGGTTGGTGGCATTATAGTGTCAAATAAAAAGATGACCACTAAAAAAGGTCAAAAGATGTACAAGCTAGAAATAGAAGACATCAGCTCTAGCATAGAAGTTATAATCTTTCCTAAAAATGCAAAAGATATAAGTGACGATTATTTTAACTCTGGAGATATATTTGTAGTAAGCGCATTTTTAAACAGAGAGAATGACGATGAGAATTCTGTTGTTAAATTGTTTTATAATTCATCTGAAAAAATAGATTCTAAAATATTTTCCGGTGGCAAACCAATATCCTTAACTGTTAAAGACGGTTTGTCACAGGGTACCTTCGAAAAGATATATGATTTGGTTTCTAGCAATAAAGGAAACAGACCAGTATTTTTAGAAATTATTGATAATAATCGAAAATTTGTTTACAAATTTGATATACTTGCATCAGGAAAAATTGTGGATTCTCTTAATAAAATATTAGAATTGGAGATATAAATGGCCCTGCCAGGAAGCTATAAGAACCCCGCAGAAAGACCATGTTGGTCGTACTGTTCATCGTGCAGTAGGTGCGCTGACAAAGGACGCTATACAGCGTGTAATGGTTGCAGTGGTAGATTTGACCCAAAGGGGATGATAGATATAAACAATGATGATTATTGCGATTGCAAGAATGGCAATCTTCGTTGGACGCCTAAGAATGGTGGAAAAAGTTTTATAGTAAAATTTAAAAGCAATCCTTTTAAAGCAAAAGTAACATATGAAAAAAAATCAGAAGATGAACGAGATTGGGATTCATACGTCTCAGATATGAGAGAAAAGATGAATGACCCAACATGGAACCCTATAACAATAGTAGATGAGGATTAAATGTTTAAGAATGAAAATGGAAGAATGCTGCTCAACGATGCACAGATCATAGAGTATGAGGCCCTACCTGGGTTTGATGAAACTTTTTTTATCCAGCTTGGCATGGTAGGATTTAACGCCTCTAAGGCAGAGCTACGTGATATATACGGTTTACTAAATTACTATTTTAATATAGACTCAATAAACAATACAGTTATATCTGTAGAATAGGAGACTGCTATGCCTTGGCCTTATATTGAAGGTGATTTTATGGAGATGGGTGAGACCGGTTGGGTTTCAGTTGGGCATGATAGATATATCAATGTTAAAACTGGTCACACGATAGATGAAGACGGTAAAGAATATGATCCAAACGGATTGCTTGTCACAGAACATAACACGGAAGATTAATAAATGTCAATAGCTATAAAAAAAATAGAAGACTTAGATCCGCTACAAAAGCTATCGCTCTTGGATTTTTCCTACTCAAGGTTAGATACTTACGCGCAGTGCCCATCAAAATATTTTTATTCTTATATACAAAAAGAACCTAGATTATTTGGAGAAGCCGCAACGCTTCGGGAATATAGTCCACGCAGTATTAGAAAAAGTAGTTGATAAAGAAAAGCCACTAGACCATCAAGAGATGGTTGATGAGTTTGAAGTAAGTAAACAAAAGTTAGATCCAGATAATAAAATATCTCAGGAATTAATTTCTGTTGGAAGAAATCTTATAAATGAATTTTACGATCAAAACTTAGACACAACCTTTGACGTATACGATAAAGAACATGCCTTTAGTTTTATTATAGGTAACTATTCAATGATAGGCTATATAGATAGAATAGATGTCGTCGGAGACAGAGTCAATATTATTGACTATAAAACTGGCAAATGGGAAGTCACCCAAAAGGGTATAGCGCAAAACCTACAGCTAGGGATCTATGCGTTAGCTGCATCTATAATGATGCCAGAAAAAGAAATCTATGCCGAGCTACATTACCTAAGATCTGGCAAAAGAAAAGGTCACCTCTTTACTAAAGAAGATCTGGAAGATGTGAAGGTAAGATTGTTGTCTTTAATTAAAGATATAGTCAATGACAATTCTTTTGCGGCTACGAGCAACGTAAGAGCCTGCTCATACTGTGATCACGCTAAGTCTGGCGAATGTGGCGTTGGTGTGTTTAGAAATAAAAAGAATCATTGGAGCGCATAAAGCTTTATTAGGTATACAAAAAACCCCCCCGCTGGATATACCAACGGGGGGGTTTTTATATTTAACTATTAGAAAGAAGCTTCAGAGCTAAGTTCGAAGTCATTGCCGTCAAACTCAGTTACGAGCTTGATAGCTGTTTCGTGGTTAAAACCGTAGTTATTAACCAAGGCATCAATCGCCTCTTCATTAGCTGCCTGGTGCATGCTGTCCAATAGGGTTCTTGTTGTTGTTGTATTTGTCATAATTGTATTCTACCTATTCCTCTGTGGTTTTGCAACTTTAAAGCTGCTTGTTTTTTACATTTATTTAAAGTATAATATACTTAGTGGATATAACAGAGTAGAGGTTACATGGTTAAGAGCATCGTTGTCAAGTCCGCAGACTTTTTTATTTCTAGATCAAAAATGAAAAACCATCCAAATTTTAAAAAGATTAACGGCAATAAAATTGCGGAAGAAATAATCTCGGATGAGGTTAAGAAACCTACGAGGACAGGTAATGCTTACAAGCATACCAAAACTGGATACAGAAAAGATATTGATTTAAATGTAAGATCTAATTGGGAAGCTAATTTTGTACGCATCTTAAATGCATATAAAATTAAACATGAATTTGAACCTACTGTTTTTTCTTTTCCAATTAAAAAAGGAGTTAAAGGTTATACGCCCGACTTTTATTTATGTGCAACTGATGAATGGGTTGAGATGAAAGGGTACTTAGACCCAAAAAGTAAAACAAAAATAAAAAGGTTTAAAAGATATTATCCAAAAGAATTTGAAAAGTTCACGTGCATTATCAGCAAGTACGCTAAGGACGCTGTTGAATTCTTAAACGAATTAGGTGTACCTAATATAGTTTACTACGAAGACATAAGATCAGAATACTCAGAAAATATAATTTACTGGGAAGGAAAATAATGGCCGCTTATAAAGAACAATATTATAATCTAGAAGAAAATGAAATGCAAGAGCTAATAGCTCAATCCAAGTCTGGAAGCCACGCCGCAAAGCAGGAGTTGTTAAAAGTTTTTAATAATTTTTTAAGCAAGTACGTAGCATTGATATACCATGGCAGATATAATCTAGCTGACTATGACATAAGAAGGTTTATTGGGTTGTTTGTTAAAAACCCCTATACTCGTATGGCATTAATGAAAAATAAACTAGTAAAAAAAGATCATAAAGATGTATCAGAAATAATGGGCCGGCATAGTTTACATGGCCAAAAGATATGGAGACGAAGAAGATATACGCCAAACGATAGACACGACATTCTTTCAATGCATTGCCAGGTACGAAAAGAAGGAGTCAGCTAAGGGGCCAATACCTTTTAGCCGGATTCTTGTATAGCTACTTTTTTTATTTGCTGAAGAAAAACGTTGATACATTTTTAATAGATCAGCTAGGAAGAAAAACGTTTCCACTAATAGATGATGACGCAGACACTGACCCGGAAAGTGAAAATTTTGAAACAGGATTTAAGGCAGAACCTAGAGAGTATTCTTTAGAATCAATTTTGTCTGCAGAGGATATTGATGAAGCTTGGGTAGTTGGAGAAAATAATTTTCCTCCTTTCGATAAGTTGACAATACAGGAGAGGCAGCTGATAAAATGGAGGTATGTAGATGGCAAAAGGTCCAGCGATATATCATTAAAAATCAATGAACATCCCAATACTGTTAGGGAACATCTAAAGCTAATAAGAGAAAAAATAGTTTCAATAATTAAAACTGATGAAGAATTGCAACCACTATTAAAACAATTTGGTTTAATCAAAAAGGATAAAAATGAATAATCAGAGTTTAGAAAAACTCCAACAACTACTTTCAGACTTTCTTGGACCACAAATCCAAGAAGTAATTAATTCTTATGTTGATGTAACAAAAAATAATAAATATTTTATAGAGATACCGGACGAAGATACTGTCGACTTGGGCATCGAAAACATGGCTTCACTTGTAGCCAAGACATCTAACGTGTACGGTAGAGCAGCAAGATTTGCTGGCATGGCCCGAGCCAACTATAAAATAATGGAAGGTAAATATAAAAAGAAGTATAAGTCTTCTAGGGTTGGCAAGAATGAGGCGGAGAGAGAAGCAGCAGCCATGGAGGCAGCAGAGGACGAATACTCAGCCCTAATCACATGCGAAGCCGTCATGAGCCTAGCTGAGTCAATGGAGAGTGCTGCTCGAATATCTTCAGAGTCAGCTAGAAAGTTAATGGACAAAGTGCAGTCTATGCAGATCGCTGCATCCAGAGAAAGTAAAGGTCATTATCTTGAAAGTGATTTTACTACCTACTAAAGGAGGCAAATATGTTTATAGGCCATTACAGAGCTGTCGATAAAGCTAAAGAATTTTATTCTAATAAAAGAAAAAAATTAGATTTTCCTACTCAAGTTGAATACAAGAAAGAAAGATATTTATTAGTATCTACTCATACTATTTCTGGGGGTAGCCAGGAAAACAATATTAAAAATAGAGCCATTGAATTGGGCATCCCCTACGATATCGAAGTAGATTAATGAACTTTGAAGTTTTTTGCGATGGGGCCTCAAGGGGGCAAGGGCAAAAGAAAACTGGTGAAGCCGCCTGCTCAGTAGTTGTGTATAAGAATAGAAAAAAAATAGCACAATTTTCTAGGGGTCTTGGCCCAAGAACAAATAACGAAGCTGAATACGAAGCTGTTATAGCTGGCTTGTTAATATCCGCTATGGCTGATTTATCTGATCCTATTATTTATACTGATTCAGCTGTGGTCGCGAACCAAATAAATGGCAAGTGGGAATGCAAGAATAGGCTCTTGCTACCCTTGTTGATGACTATAGAGGAAATAAAATCAGAGTATAATTTTAGAGTGATTCAAGTCCCAAGATCTTTTGTCTGGGAACCCGATGCGTTGGCCAATGCTTTTCTGGACGAATTAGAAATCAGAAATCAAAAAATGCAATAATTTTCTGCTATACTTGTTGAATGAAAAAATTTGTTAACAACCAACCAATAATACTTGGCCTATCCGGTAAAGCTGGAAGTGGAAAAACTTCTGTAGCGGAATCAATAATACCAAAAGGTTCAATGGAAACTGTAAAGTTTGGAATAAATTGGGATCATATTTTTTATGCTCTTCCACTTTATGAGATGGCATCAATAAAGAAAAACATAATAGGCTTTAATGAAGAATCAAGAAAACTTTTTTCTCTTCACGAAGTTTTATATGAGGTCTATGGAGGATCCTCTATAGGCAACATGCCTCACTACGATACCCTTATCGAAAAAGTAAAGCAGATCTACAATACCCCAGTGGAAGAAGAGGGCATCAAGCCTAGAACGTTCCTGCAAAAAGCCGGTGATATTTGTAGAGAGTACGACGAAAACTGTTTTGCAAACTGGGCGATTATAAAAGCAAATAAAATATATAGAAATTATTTAAAGAATCATGATGAGGACAGTGTTAATCCCCTGTGCATTATAGTGTCTGATGTGCGTTATTTAAACGAAGCCAAGAACATTCTTAAGCAGCCAAATGGATTTGTCATAAGTTTTGATGCAGATAAAGAAATTCTTGATCAACGCATTTTGAAGCGAGATGGTGCTATAATGAGTGGCGAACAGTCTGGACATAGTTCAGAGATGGAAGCAGAAGAAGTTAAGCAAGTAGCCTCTGCCGTTATAGATACAAACAATATGAATTTGGAACAACAAGTTGCGGCAACACTAGAGTGCCTCGGAATAGGAATCAAAAGCAATGCCTAAGATTAATAAAAGTGCCCAAGAATCATCCTCATTTGATTCTCCGATAGACAATGTAATGAATTCTGTTTCCGCAGACTTGGCTATCACAACATCGCCAGTCTTTATTTGTGGGGTAAACAGAAAAATAAACATTGGGAACTTTGAGAACATTGACGTCTACGCCGCGGTAACAATACCACTGCCAAACGCCTCGTTTGAGGATAAAGAAGGTCTTAGGTTGGCCATAGAAGACGCAGCTGCGTACGGGTTTTCTGTTGTTTCTAAGGAAACTGGCGACAGATATTCTTTAATTAAAGAATCACAACAGGGTAACAAGTAAGAGCTAGTTGCAAATTATAATTATATAATATATAATATTACTATTATTATCACAAGACAAAAACAGAGGTAACATGTTTAAGAAAATGGCAAGCAAAATAAAGCAAGTAATCTTTAAGGCACAAAAAATACAAGCAGACGGACCTATGGCAAAAGCCCAAGCTAAGATCATTGATGATCTTCTTAACCAAGCAGACGCTGTAGCCGAAATAGCCAAAGATGCAGCTAAGAATATAGTTGCAGATGCAAAGCAAGAAGTTGCAAAAGCTGCAAAGAAAGCTACTGCTCCTAAGCCAAGCAAGGTCGGTCCTCGTCCAGAAGACGCTGCTCGCGCAGCAAAATCAACACAGGCAAAAAAGGGTCGTCCAAAAAAGTCTGCTAAATAAATGTCTTTAGCTAAATTTAGAAAAGTTTCTAAAGGTAACGCAGCTCCAGTTAAGGTTCTAGGAGAACCTCCGTCAGATAAGCCAAAAGAAAAAAAATAATGAGTAAAAAATATTTTAGTCTAACTGATTTTTTTTGGAAGATAATATTTAAGTTGTCTGATATAGCTGAAGCTTTGGAGAAGAGACAGAAGAAATAGTTGCTATGGGTATTGGTTCTGTAGACAACATTGTTATTAATAATAATGTATTATCAACCGAAGACGTTCGCAGTTTATTGGGACACATGGAGTGTCCTGATGACTGGGACGATCTTATGCCAAACGGTTTAGGTTGTGATTATTATCCAAACGGCGATCCTGTTACTGTGAAAGCAGTGCCATATTTTTTTATTTCTGATGATCTTAAACCAGTTTTATTTAACTTAATTAATCAAGTTAAAGATAGGCTTGAATATAAGTATGGGCAAAGATTGGTTTGTGATCCCCAAATATGGGGTAGGGTTTGGTCTATCGGAGATTTTCAAACTATGCATTCTGACAGTGAGTATAATAATTCTGAATTGGCCTTAGAAATAAACGGTTCAGACCCTCATTGGCATACGCACATACCTAGATTTTTATCTGATTATTCTTCTTTAGTTTATTTGAATGATGACTATGAAGGTGGGGAGATTGTATTCCCAGAATACGATTTGACGATAAGCCCTAAGGCTGGAGAAGTTGTTACGTTTCCAACAAATTCTATGTACTTACATGCTGTAAATCAGGTAAAAAGCGGTACTAGATATAATATCGTTTTAAAATGGTTTAAAAAAACCACACTGATTTCTAACACAATGCCAAGAAATATAGCTATTGAAAATTTAGTTAAAACTTTTTAAGGAATAATTTAATTATGGTTATGAAAAAAAGCATTTATATAGCTGGCCCCAGGATGGGTCAAAATAACTTTTTACATGGTGTGGAACTGAAGAGCGCCCCAAAGCCTCGTAAGTCTGCAAAAGTAAACAATAGTAAAACTAAAAGGAAAAAATAATGGCTAAGACTGCTGCGTGGCAACGCAAAGAGGGCAAGAACCCTGCTGGAGGCTTGAATGCTAAAGGCCGTGCTTCATACAAGGCACAAACAGGTGGGACCTTAAAGCCACCAGTGTCATCCAAGCAGGCAAAGAAGTCACCTAAAGCAGCGGCTCGACGCAAATCATTTTGTGCTCGCATGGGCGGTATGCCGGGGCCAATGAAGGATTCTAAAGGTCGTCCCACTCGCAAAGCTTTGTCTTTGCGTAAATGGGATTGTTAATAAATAAATCAACTAATCAAAATAGGAGAAAACAATGGCAATGAAAAAGAAAGCACCAGCAGCAGCAAAAGCTGGCATGACCGCCGCTCAAAAGAAGCTTCCACCATTTATCCAGGCAGCTATAGATAAAAAGAAGAAGAAGAAATAATATAATGGCTATGAAAAAAAAGACTAGTAAAGGAGACCCAACAGCTGCTGCTTCCAAGAAGCAAAAGGTTACTGGCTTCATACAAAATGGTATGACTACCCCAATGTTTGACGGAAAAAAAAATCGTCCTAAGAAAAACTCAAAATAGAAAAATAAAATAAATCAAGGATTATTATTACTATGTCTAAGTACGTACAAAATGTATCGCCTGCTGCAAAACAAGAGCCGTTTAAAAAGGCAGCTAAAAAAGCTGCCCCAAAAAAAGCTAGCAAAAAAACTAAGGAGAACTAAAATGAGTAAACTTGCTTGGGATTATATAGTTCCAGTAGTGTTGCCAAAAGACCTTAAGGGCATTGAGCCAGGCAAGTTGCCTGCACACCTTTTGCGTCCTATTGAGGCTGGCGGCAAAATGCATTGGCTTGCAGCAGCTGCTTACAATGCAATGGATGAAGCAGCAAAAGCTGATGGCTTGGAACTAAAACCTACTTCAGCGGGTGATACATATAGGACTTATGAGAGCCAGCTTGCTGGTTTTAAGCAAAGATATCAGCTTGAGCCAGTTGCTGGAACGAGTACAAAGTCTTTCGAAGGCAAGACCTGGTATCTAAAGAAGGGTATGGCCATGTTGGCTACTCCTGGTAAGAGTCAGCATAATTTGGGCTTGGCTGTTGATATTCATTCAGCATCAGAGCCAAAGCGTCTTAACTGGATGATTGCGAATGTAAAGAAGTTTGGTTTCTCATGGGAGGTTGTTCCTTCAGAGCCATGGCATATCCGATATGTAAATGGTGATACACCTCCTCCAGCAGTTGCTGAGTGGATGGCAAAGAACAACTGGGAAAAGCCAGCAGGTTCTGCTGCTCCCGCTGCAGTCGGTGGCGATGATGTAACAAAGCTCCAGGAAGCACTTAAGGCAAAAGGATTTTACAAGGGCGAAATCAATGGGCAGAAGGACGCGGCGACAGACGCAGCAGTTAAAGCTTTCAAGGTAGCTAATAAACTCCCTGCCGATTCAGTTGCTGGACCAAAGGTCAAAGAACTGCTTGGTCTTTAATGGAAATCGTATGGGCTTCCGCTGTTACTGGCGCGTTTGGCGTTTTGATGCTTCTCATAGAGAAGGGGCGTCGTGAGAATGTTCGTGACCACGGCTTTGTCAAAGATCGCTTAGATTCTATAAAAGAAGACATTGCAGATATAGATGATGATATATCGCATATAGAAGCTAAGATAGACACACATCTTAATAATCATATTACTAACCAGTTTAATTTAGAAAATCTAAAATTTAAAACAGGAGAAAAAGTTAAAGCAGTGCGAAATAATAATGGCAGCAAAAAAAGATAAGAAATGGATACAGGGTGCGATCAAAAGGCCTGGAGCTTTTACCGCAAAAGCTAAAAAAGCCGGCAAATCTGTGGCTGGGATGGCATCAGCTGTTACCAAGAATCCAGATAAATATAGTCCCTTAACGGTAAAACAAGCAAACCTTGCTAAAACACTTAGAAAGATTAACAGGAAAAAATAATTATGAACTGCACAAATATAAATCATCACGTTGACAACGGGGATTCATGTAATAATGCTTCTTCTGGAGCTAATATGGGTCAAGGCCACAACCCTCACGACATGCACTGGCATATAAACAAAAATTCTTTTAAGGGCTGGGGATTAAACTGTGTTTACTTCGCTCTTCACGCAGTCCAAATATATCTCATATTAAAGATATCGTAATGGCTGCAAAAAAAGTAGCCGTTTGGGACAGCCCGAGTCCAAGTAAGAAGCCAAAGAAGCTTTCGTCTAAGGCCAAGGCTTCAGCTAAAGCGTCTGCAAAAGCTGCTGGTCGCCCCTATCCAAACTTGATAGACAATATGAGAGCAGCGAAGAAAAAAAAGTAATTTGTGCTATAATGTAGCATGGAAAATAATGGTATGTTCGATGGCTTTATGCCAACCATCACTGATATTTCCATATCTAAACCTACAGCTTCTATAACTTCAAATGGAGATTTAGTAGACGTACATTGTGTTACAATTAAAACCCTTGAAAAAGAACATGTTTTTAGTATTGCTCCTGACAATCTAAGCAAAGTATTCTTTTTAATACTAAAGGTTTTGTCGTCTTAAAAATATTTTATGGGAATTTTTCTTTACGAGAATTTAGATGTTGGATATGTGCCTCCAACTCCAGCTACACCAATCGTCAGTTCGCCCCAGCACGCTAGTTCCAAAGAAAGTACGCTAGTTCTTCTTAGGCACGCTGAAAAATATGGTTATCCGATTGGCTATATTCAGGAACAAAACGGTCAGATAATACAGAACATAGTTCCAGTTCATAAAACTGAGTATCAGCAGATATCTACTTCATCTAAAACTGAATTAGCTCTTCATACAGAAACCGCATTTCATCCTTACAAACCAGATTACGTAGTTTTGTTTTGCCTTAGGGGGGATCCTCAGGCAGTAACCACATATGCCAATTTATCTGACATACTCAAACATATTAGCCCAGAAACTAAAAACATACTGAAGTCAAAAATGTTTACAACAGGAATAGATCTTAGCTTTAGGACAAATGGGGAAGAAGACCAGCAGATACCTACTTCTATAATTGGAGAAGC